CGCCACCACCGCCTTTCATAAATCTCATATTTTTTCTCCATCAAATCTAATTTCAAAAAATCTTGAAGTCTCAGACCAATTTCTTTTTTTGATCCAATTCCAAAAACCTTCTCTGCCTACGCCTTCTACGCCTTGGCAATCGTTACTTTTAGCCCATTTGTACATAGTATCTAAACCTTCATCTATCCATTCGTCCATATTTTTACCTGCACAATGCTCTATATGTAACATTTTTAAACCGCTAGGGTATGTGTGTATATTAGTAATTGCACAACCAATAATATCTAAACTATTTTCTTTAAATATTACCCATAAAGAACACTCGTTATTACCCATTCTGTATAAAATATCTATGGGTCGAACACGCCCATAACTTCTTTGACAAGATCGTTTTAGTATTTTTTCACAATCACCCCAAACCTCACTAATTAAATCTGGAGTAATTAAAGATACTTGATAATCTTTTTCTATCTGTCTTGCTGGTTCGTTCATCTAGGTAATACGTTATTATTTATTGGGCTAGCTTGTTTGGTTGTGCCTGTCTTTTCAGTTCTTACTCTGTCCATCATACCTTCAAGTTTTTTGGCACCAGCATCAGAACTTCCGTCTCCTAACATGGAAACTACATCGGCAGGCACAATAAATTCATCTTGTGAAACAGCTACAGCTTCTTGTCCTGATATAGTGCCATATATATCATCAGCCATACCGCCTCTATCACTACCTTTAATCATGCCTTCGTTTTGTGCATTTGGCATAACAACATCTAGTGCTCTGTTTCTAACTATTCTAAAAGCTTCAGGTCCATATTTATCAACAAACTTATCAATAATTGTATTATCTGAACTTTGTCCTAGTAAAAACTTAACTAATTCTGCAGTCATAGGATCGTTTGAAATAGCTTCTGCTTCTTGCATACTTATTTCTTTACTAACTAAATCTGTAGTTTCGCCTGATTGCATATAACCCATCTTATTTCTTACATCTTCAGGCAATTTTCTTAATCCAGGATTCTCCTCTGCACTAGGTAATTCTTTTAAAGATGTGTCTTTACCTTCTTGCATATTAGTTGTTTCTACAGGTGCCATTAAACTTTGTCTAAAAGCATCAAATGGGTTAAGCACATTAGGTATACCTACGTTTGGTGAAACATACGGTGCTGGATCAGCATAACTTACACGTTGTTTTGATGGAAACATTTGATTCAATAAAGTTTGATCAATAGTTTCATTAATAGGTATTTGATATTCACCACCAGAATCAACATACATTTGACTCTCTAATCCTGTCAAAGAACTAGCTGTAGGGTTCAAATTATTAAAGTACATCATTTCGCCTTGAAACCCAGGTCTAAATGTAGGCGGTATAGGACGAGTTGTTCTTAAAGTAGTTGGAGTTATATCCATACCTAAATCTTCGTCTTCTGCTTTTTCTGCCGCTCTTTTACGAAATCCTGCAGCACCTCCTGGCATTGGTCCTCCTGTATTAAAAGGTATAACTTCAGGAAATAATTCTCTTAATTCTTGTCTTCTTTTTTCTCTCTCTGCATCCTGATCTAAAGGTTCTTCATAACTAGATATTGCAGTACCACCAAGTACAGGCAAGTAAACACCTGGATTTGTAGCAGTTTTTCCTAGAGAACTTAATCCTGTATTAAAATCAAATCTGCCATCTTTCATAAAAGCACCACCAGCTTCTTTATATAATTCAGATACATTATCAAAACTTCCCATAGGCTCTGAAAAACTTGCCATTGCTGCGTCTCTTGCTCCAGGTACTACTTGTTGTTTAATAAACTCTTCATAAGCTGAAGGTTGTGTTACGGCATCAAAAGCAGTTTGACCCGCCTCATTAAAAGCTACGCCTCCAGGCTGACTTTCTATAAAAGCTCTAGCTGCTTCTTCCGTCATAAGTTCTGGACCTGTCATTATCGGAGTGTTAGGTTGCGGTCCTTGAAAAATTATAGGTTTGTTAATATCAGCAAAACCCATAGACTGATCAAAACCAATAACATCCCCTGGTTTTGGTCCTGATCCTGCAGTTATCAAATCGCCACCTGGTTTAACACCTACAATTTTAGGATCAAAAACAGTTGGAGTTCTACCTGCATTTTGTAAAGCAGCAAAATCTGCTGCATTATTTGCTGTAAACACTTGTGCGTTAGGGTCTAATTTAGTAATTAAACTAGGATCACTCTTAACTAAATCTAAAGCATCACTTGTTATTGCACCTTGTCCACCCTCTATTGCTGCTGCTGCTGAATCCATTGCTGCTTTTTCTGCTCCTATTGCTCCTAGTCCTTGAAAAGCTTTACCAAAACCATAACCTGTTAAACCAGCTACTAAACCTTTTTTAAGATCACCTGTAGCTGCAAACTGTGCTAAACCTGAACCTAATGCTGAAGCTAATAGAGGCGATAATGCGGTTGCTCCCATTGCACTAAATAAAGCAGGACCTGCAAGCGAACCTATCATAGGTGCTGCTGCTAATAGTAGAGGTGCAAAAGCTTCAGGCTGTCCTGTTTCAGGATTAGTTGTAATAGGCATAACTTGCTTCAATGCCTCAACCTCTATGGGGTTGACATGCATAAGCATAGAGTCGCCATATCTTCCTTTAGAAGCTATGTTATTTACTTGTTGTTGTAGGTCCATATTATTCTCCTTGAGTTTCACACCCAAAAGCATTAAAACTTAAATCACCTGAACTAGCATAAACTTTGACTAGATCAGATTCATTTAGTGTAATTCCTATGACTATAGTATCTGTGCTATTAGCAGATAAAGCTTTGTCATAAAACAAATATTGTTTGTTATCTGTTGCTGCTCCCGCTACTGATACGAGTATTCTGTAAGTTACTCCGCTACCACTACGATTGCATACTGTTATCGAACTTATTGTGGTCTGTGCAAGACTTGGTACTGTGTATAAGGTTGTTAAAGTAGTTGCACTTGGAGCTAATTGTCCTAAAACTTTTAAAGAATCAGACATTACCTTTTGCTCCCATTAATAAAAATTGATGCCTCCTTATAGCTTTAGATACTATTGTATCTGATAACTCATTCAACAAACCAACATCGTTATTTAAATCTTGTACTGCTTGCTCAATAGTTCTTCTAGTAACGTATTCGTTCTGACTATCGTATTGTTGCGATGGTATCGGTAATGGTTGTGAAGTTTTACTAGACATTATTTTCTACCATCCGATCTTAAATCTAATCTTAAATCTCCTAATCTCCATCTAAAATCTCCTGTAGTATTTTCTATTCTTAATACTGTTTGTCTTGTTCTTGCTCTTGTAGAAACAAATGTAGAGCTTGCTGTTACAGAAGCTGTTTGTAAAGTAGATAAACTTTCTAAAGGATATTTTCTGCCTTTTATTGTAAAACTTACCGCATCAGAACTTACTGAAGAATCTAAAAACTGCAAATCAGGAACTAATTTAGATATAAACATTAATCTGTCTCCATCAGGTTCTAGATCAAAGTCAGCAGATTCTATATACGATGTATAAGTAGAACCGTCTGCTAAACCACCGTATTCGTGGTCGTATAAGTAATTAGTATCGCTAGTATCTAATTTACCTGTTGCAATAGGATAAGTGTAAGTAGGAGCAGGATTCCAAGCTGTTCTAGTAAAATTATCTGTTGTTGTCCCAACTGCCCAAACATTTTCTTGATAATTGTATGAAACATATCTATCTACCTCATTACTGCTAGCAGATGGATAAAACCATATAATCTCGTTAAATTCAGGATTAGCTGCTGCAAATATTTTAAATCGTTGTGCAAGGTTTAAATTACCATATACATGCTCTAATACAGAACAGGTTAGTTTTTGCACAGAACCTTTAGCTATGTAAAATGCTCTTTCATCCATCCAATAGACTGTATCTCCTACAGAAACTCCAGCATTAGGACTAACCATACCTATACCACTTGCTATCTCATTAAATGAGAAATAAAACGGAGCTCCGACAAAACGCATAGATATAACGCTAGAGTCAGTCATAATTAAAGTTTCTTGTCTTGTTGGCACAACTCCAATTATTTCGTTACCTGAAGATAACTTAACACCTCCAGAAGAATTGGTTGCTGTAGGTGTCCAATCTACTGCACTTTCTGCATCTGACCATCTTACAAATAGCGGGTCAATATCTGTTGATCCTATTGGGTTAGCTCCAAAAGCCAAAACATGACGATCCACATCAGATACTAAAATAGACAAAACTTTTGTTGGACAATTACTTGCACCAGCTTGATCTGATGCTAGTTGTGCAAATCTACCTGTATTAGCAGATGCTGATCCTCCATCAGTTGTTGTAAAAGATGGTTTCCAAATAAATAAGTCTCCACCTCTAGGTGCAAAAAGCATCTCATCACCAAAAGAATCCATGCTCCATAATCTTAATTGTCCTGCAAATGATAAAGGACTTGAACTACCCCATGTACCAGAACCCCATGTGCCAGCACTCCAACCTGTACCTTGCACAAATTCATCTAATCCAGCCACCAAATGAAACTTAGCTACTGTACTGCTACCACCATTTGAAGAGTCAGAAGAATTAGCTGTAACTGCATTACCAGATGTATCTTTAGCAGATATGGTAAAAGTATTAGCATTAGGAACAGTAAGTATTCTGTATGACTGATTTAAAACATCGGCTGTAATATTGCCACCTAAACTAGCTGCAGCATAAAATGTAACCGTATCATTTACTCCAGCACCGTGTCCTGTCTCTGTAACCGTAATTGTAGAACTTCCATTAGTAGCAGCAAAAGTTGCGTCTCCTGCACCTGTTATGGCTCTTACAGGGGTAATATCATTGAAAGCATCACCCTCTTGCAAATATAAATTAGTGTGTGTCCCTAAAAAATTATAAGAGTTAAGGTCTTTATCTTTATGTACTGCTATCTTTCTGCAAGTACCGTTAAAAGAATTAGCTGAGTTTTTTACCCAACCACCCATCTTTTCTACATTGCCTTTTCTAAATCGTACTTTATCTCCATCAAACCAGCCTCCTTCGTTAGAGTAACTTGTACTCTCTTTATCTATTCCTGGTCTAAATTTGTATTTAACTAAAGTCATAAATTATTGTGTGCAAAATATTTTCATTATATCTTATGCCACTCTTCTCCTTGAAATAATAAAGCTTCAGCTTCTCTTCTTCTTACTA